ACCACAATCACAGCGGCAAGGCCGACAAGGTGTCGGGGGCGACCTCCGGCAACCTCGCCGCCCTCGACAGTAACGGCAATCTCGCCGACAGCGGCAAAAAGCCGGGCGATTTCGCCACGAACGACCACAATCACAGCGGCAAGGCCGACAAGGTGTCGGGGGCGACCTCCGGCAACCTCGCCGGACTCGACGCAAACGGCAACCTCACAGACAGCGGAAAGAAAGCCGGAGACTTCGCCGCCGCCGCGCACTCTCACGCGGGATACGCGCAGGTATTGATTTTCTCCGCCGTATCGGTCGCGGCCTCTGCATGGGCGAGCGACAGCACATACGCGGCCTATCCGTACGCCGCTACGGTAGCGTGTACGGGCGTAACTGCAAACCACGTCCCCGAGGTCGTTTTTGGTATTGCGGAGGCCACGGGCGGCAATTTCGCGCCCGTGGCACTATCTGGGAGCGGGACGGTCAAAATCTACGCCGCTACAAAGCCGACGGCGGCTATCACTCTGCAATCTATTACTTGCGTAAAGGCGGTGTAAAAATGATTGGAAAAACAAATGCGGTAAACAAGCCGGGCGTAGAGCTCTCCCTCGTGGTGTCCGTTACAACGGGCGCAGTCGTGACGGCAACAAAAGGCTCGCTCACCGTAACGGGAACGGCCTCCGGCGGCTCGTGCGTCCTCGCTTTGCCCGAGGCGGGTACATGGAGCGTAAAGGCGACCTATAACGGGCAAACGTCCAACACGGCGAGCGTATCCGTTGTGGATAGCTACGCCGTCTCTTTGACGTTCTTCTCTGCGACGATTACCGTTACCGTGGACTCCGGCGCGTCCGTCGTGCTGAAAAAGGACGGCGCGACCGTACAGACAAAGACAAGCACAGGTACGGCGGCATTTACCGTTACGGAGACGGGCTCCTATACCGTAGAGGCGACAAAGAACGGGCAGACCGTGAGCGGCTCCGTTACCGTATCCTCCGGCACGACCTCCTATGCGCTGACGCTCTCTTTCGTAAGCTCTACGCTCAACAATAACGAGTGGAGCGTTATCAAGACCGTTTCCGACGCGGGAGAGGGAGCGAATTATTGGAGTATCGGCGACCGTAAGGCGGTCGCACTCTCCGGGACGGTGGGTGCGCTGACGTTCTCCGGGACGTACTACGCCTTTATTATCGGGTTTAACCATAACTCGAGCGTTGAGGGCTCCGGGCGTATTCATTTCCAGTTTGGCAAGACGGCTCTCTCCGGCGGTACGGATATTTGCTTTACTGACAGCAAATACGGTAACACGGTCGGCGGCTTTAGAATGAACACGAGTAACACCAACTCGGGCGGTTGGGCGAGCTCGAATATGCGTACCGCGCTTTGCGGTACGAGCCTCTCGAGCTACTCGGGTACGTTTATCGCCGTCCTCCCGGCGGCACTCCGCGCCGTCCTCAAGTCCGTTACCAAGTACACGGACAACACGGGCAATAGCTCGGAGGCGAGCGCAGTTACCGCCACGACCGATTACATTTTCCTACTCTCCGAGTACGAGGTTTTCGGCTCGATTTCCTACGGCAACACCAACGAAAAGAGCAAACAAGCACAGTACGCCTATTACTCCGCCGGAAACAGCAAAATCAAGTATCAGCACAGCGCGACCGGGACGGCCGCTCGTTGGTGGCTCCGTTCGCCTCATTCGAGCTCCTCGGCGTACTTCGTGAGTGTGCACACCGGCGGCACAGTCAACTACTACGGCGCGTACTTTTCGTATGGCTTTGCGCCCGGCTTTTGCGTATAATTCGGAATTTGAGACTTGCGCCCTCAATGGGCGCATAGTCTCCGCGAGGAGGAGAAAATATGTCCGTTCCGAAATCACGGCGCGGCGAGAGCCCGGCGGAATATATAAACCTCGCTCGAGAGATTTATGTATTCACATACAACCGCGTCAAGATACTGCCGAAAAGCTATACCTTTTATTTCTCGCTCCCGCTATACAATGCGGCGAGAGAGGCGTATCGGCTTATTAAAACCGCAAATCTGATTTACATACACAACGACAGGGACAAGCAAAACCGCAAAGAGCTTTACGAGCAAGCGCAAGGGTACTATAACGCTATGCTCGACACGCTCGACCTTGCGTATATGAATGTAAACCACGAGAAATTACCGCCGAACGTCCTCAAAGAATGGGTAAAGCTCATTACGGACGAGCTCTCGCAAATCTCAAAAATCAAACGGAGCGACAAGAGCCGATAGCTCGCGTCGCCCGAGTGATTAGGTTATATCCCGTATAGGCCGCTAATTGGTGGCTCCGTTCGCCTAATTCGAGCAACTCGACGAACTTCGTGAATGTGAACACCGACGGCACAGTCAACAACAACAACGCGAACAATTCGAATGGCTTTGCGCCCGGATTTTATAACAGTATGGGGCAGACCGAATAACTCCGAGAGGAGCGAAAGCCGTCCCCTTATAAAAGGGGGATATAACCTCTCTGACCGTCACCGAGGCGGTCGGACAAACTTATACCACGATACGGCAAGCCGGACGCTTCTTGCATGGGTGCGGGGTGTGTGCCTCCCGTGCTTTCATGGCTCACCGTTACGCATTTTAGACGACACACCGAGAAAGAAATGTACGAGGTATTTTATTTTTATGAACAGCGCAGAAAGACGGGAGGCACGGTATCAGCGTCGCAAGGCCGCAAGAGCGGAAAAGAAAGCCGCCGCTCTCCGTGAGTACGGAGATTTTGAGACGGTTTTCTCGTTTGAGCGGCTCTATGAGAGCTACCGCGCCTCCGTCCGTGGCGTTGGGTGGAAAGCAAGCACACAGCGATATAAAGCCTCCGCCCTCGCCAACATCACAAAGACCCACGAGGAATTACTCGCCGGAAAGTATCGCTCGAGAGGATTTTACGAGTTTGACCTCGTGGAACGCGGAAAGCCGAGGCACATTCGGAGCGTACACATCTCCGAGCGAGTCGTACAGCGTTGTCTATGCGATTATTGCCTCGTCCCTATGCTCTCCCGGTCGTTCATTTATGACAACGGGGCGAGCTTGAGGGGCAAGGGTTACGACTTCGCCGTCAAGAGGGTTACGCAATTCCTCGCCCGGCATTATCGGAAATACGGACGAGAGGGCTACGTCCTCGTGTTTGATTTCTCGAAATACTTCGACCGGGCAAAACACGAGCCTATTTTCGCAGAGATTGAGCGGAGCGGTATCGACGAACGCCTCGTCTCTATCTCAAAGTATTTTATTTCAAACTTCGGCGACGTTGGCCTCGGCCTCGGGAGTCAAGTCTCGCAGATTGCCGCGCTCGCATTGCCGAACAAAATCGACCATTATATCAAAGACGTACTCGGTATGAAGTGCTACGCGCGGTACATGGACGACGGGTGCATAATCAGCCAGTCAAAACGAAAGCTCGAGCAATGCCTCCGGGAGCTCCGGCGGCTCTGCGCCGAGCATGGGATAAAGCTCAACGAGAAAAAGACGCAGATAATCAAACTCTCGCGGGGCTTTACGTTCGTCAAGGTGCGATTTCGATACGGCGCAAACGGTAAGGTTATCCGAAAGGCAACGTATAAGGGTATCCGGCACATGAGGAACAAACTGCGGATTTTCCGCCGATGGGTGGACTCCGGGAGAATGGACGCGGCGGACGTTGCCGCGTCCCTCGTGTCATGGCGCGGACACATGAGACGTTTTCACTCATACCACGCCGCACAGCGCGTCGAAACACTCTATCGAGAACTATTTACGGGAGGTTGAGCCTATGGAGTATATCGTATATAAGCGTTTCAAAGGGAAAGGTATCGGCGGGGAGTTTAATCTCCGACACGGTACGATAGTCACGGAGGCCGGAGGATTTCTCCACGCGCCGGACGGTCGGAGCATTTGCGCCGCTACGAGCGAAAACGGGTGGGAGCATTTCCGGCCTAACACGCCCGAGGGTGCGTACCGTCAAGCTATGCTCGACAGGCTTTACAAAGCCTATCTCTCCGGCAAGCTCAACGCGGCGGAAGATTTCGCGGCGGAGAAATGGCCTCTCGCCGATAATCTGTACTGGAAAAACCTACTCCGAACAATGAACACGCCGGAGCTCACGGCGTACTACACGGAGCGGCTCAGAAAGCCGCCGAGAATGGAGGGAAACAGCAATGTATAAAATCACGAGCGGCGGAGAGGTAGTCGGGTACTCCGATACCGCCGTATATATCAAACTCCATAAAAACGGGTGCTATGTCCCGTGCGAAAAAGAGAAGGCGGAGGGCTTTTGCGTGAAAACCGCAATCGACTTTACCGACGAGGAGACGGGCGAGGAAATGACGCGTCTCGAGGATTTTGTTTACAGGCTGACGGAGAACGGGCTCCTCGGCGTTGAGCCGTTAGGAGAACTAGAGGACGTGAGCGGTACGCTCATGCTCGCCGAGTCCGATAAAGTGCTTGATATTCTGTTAGGGGGTGTAGCTGAATGATTACCGTAGAAAGAGCCCGGGAGCTACGGGCAATGATTGAGAAAGCGGCGGGAGCGGGGCTTGACGATAAGGACGGCTCCGCCGCCGTCGAACTCTATCCCGTTCTCAAGGGAGGCGGCGCGTTGGTGTCCGCCGGGACGCGTATCAACTGGAAAGGCTCGCTCAAGCGGGCGGCGGTCGACTTGTGGGACACGGCGGAAAACACGCCGGAGGCCGCGCCGACGCTATGGGAGGACGTGCTCTATAAAAACGGAGTGAGGGTTATCCCGGCGACGATTACGGTCGGCCTTGCGTTTGCAAAGGACGAGCTCGGCTATTGGGGAGACGACCTTTACAAATCCCTTGTAGACGCGAACGTCTACACGCCGGAGCAGTACGCGCAGAATTGGGAACGCGTCGAATGAGTGCGGCGGTCTACACCGTCGAACGTGACGGAGAGATAATCGCCCGCCGGGAGTCGCTCTTATGGGTACGGCTCGCCGAGCCGGGCGTTTATCTTGTGTGCGGCGAGGAGGACGGAGAGGGCGTTATCGTCGACGGCGAGATATACCACGTCCGGGGGTGTCCGATATTGCCGGGAAAAGAAACGGTTAAACTCGACTACATAGAACAGGAGTAAAAGCCTATGACTTTAGATTTGATTATCGGGGTAGCGTGTACTATCCTCGGCGCGGTTTTGGGATACGTCGCCTTTTTGCGAAACGCAAAAAGCGACAGCAAGGCCGACGGCAAACAGGACGGCACAATTTTAACGGAGCTCGGCTATATCAAAGGCGGTATCGACGAAATAAAAGCGGAGCAGAGAGAACAGCGGCAGACAAACACGGAGGTACTATCCCGTCTTGCCTCCGTTGAGAGCTCCGTAAAGTCTGCACATCACAGACTCGACCGTATCGAGCACGTCGAGGAGGGGTAAAACATGGCGAGCAGAAAGGGAGCGGCTCGGCGGCGCAAGCTGAAAAAAACCGTTCTCTCCGCGTGGGGCTTTGTTAAGGGGTATCTATCTTTTTCAAAGCTCATTGTTTTTGCCGTCCTCTATATCGACTATCGCTCGACGATGGTAACGCTCGACCTCTGTTATATCGCGGTCGCCAACAACTACACGGGTTCCCTCCCGTATTTGACCGCCCTCATTGCCTTTTTACAGGCCGCGACCGCAACCGTGCTCTCGTTCTCGCTCAATAAGAGCAAAGCCGAGAACTCGGTCGGCGGAATTACATACGACACGGCAATAAAACGAGATTGCTAAAGGAGGTTACACAATGAACGAGAAAATCACAAAGCGGCTCGCCGCACTCTTGAGCGTCAAGAGCATTGTTACGCTCTTGCTTTCCGGGGTATTCGCGTATCTCGCGATTACCGGGCAGACGAGCCAAGAGTTTATGACCGTCTACACGGTCGTTATCGCGTTCTATTTCGGCACACAGACGCAGAAAATCAGCGACGCGGTAGAAAACAACAGCAAGGGGGAGTAAAGCTATGTCTCTCACGGTAGAAAAGCGGATTATATCCCGAAACTTCACACGAGGCCGCTCCGGGAACAAGGTCGAGTATATCGTTATCCATTATTTCGGCTCTCTCGGGACGGCGAAAGCGGTCGCAAACTATTTCGCCGGAGCGGATAGACAAGCCTCCGCGCATTACTGTTTAGACGAGGGAAATATCGTCTATCAATGCGTCGAGGATACCGATACCGCGTGGCATTGCGGAACGTCCGGCGCGTACACTCACCCGAAATGCAGAAACCGAAACTCTATCGGTATCGAGGTACGGCCTTATAAGCTCGACCCGTCCACGGCCTCGAGCGCGGCGGTGCGGGATTGGTACTTTACGCCGGAGATTGTCGATAATCTCGTAGAGTTTACCCGTTCTCTCATGGAGAAATACGGTATCCCGCCCGAGAATGTCGTCCGGCACTATGACGTAACCGGGAAATGGTGTCCGCGCCCGTTCATGGGTGACGACATGAACGAGTATTACGGCACGAGCGGTAATGAACAATGGGCGAAATTCAAAGCCCGGCTAACTGATAACGAGGAGGTTTTCGACATGGATATTAACGAGGCGAGAAACAAGCTCACATCTTGCGCCGATACGGGCGACACTCCATCCGCGTGGGCACGGGAGGCGGCGGAATACTGCAAGCAAAAGGGCATTTTCAACGGAGACGGCGAGGGTAACTTCGGTTGGCAACAGCCGATTACACGCGAGGCCGTCGCTTGCATTATCTACCGCGCACTCGAGGCGGCGGGGGCTCTCGACAATCTGAAAGACGTATAAGGAAAACGGGCGGGGGATTTTCCCTCGCCCGTTTTTTGCGCCTCAAAGCGTTAGTTATCGGATTTACGCGTTACGGCCTCTTTGATTAACGAATATAGATTTTTAATGCCAATAGCCGCGTATTTGAACATGAAATAATATAGCTTGTAGATTGCATAGAAAATAAAGTAAACGAGCCAACAGCAACCGACAAAACACCACCAGCAGAAATAAAAACAGCCGACAAACAGAAGTATAAAAAGAAAATACCACCAATTATTTTTTGTGATACGGAGTCCGACTCCGAGCCGAAATCCGCTCATTGACTTTAGACGCTTCGACAAGGTGATAAACACGGAATTACTCCCCCTTTTGCTTTTTTGCTTTCAGATACGGAACGAGTCCCCACGCAATCAGCGCGGCGGCAACACCGAGGCCGCAAGCGAACGGCGCGAGCTCGCCTTGTGCGAGAAACGAGAACGAGCAGAGAAAAAAGAGAACTCCGGCGGCAATCTTCGCAATCATAGCGGGCTTTGATTGCCGCATACCCGTTTTACGCTCGCGCTCGTCGGATACCTTTTCTTTGCGTTGCTCTTTCTGCGCTCGATTTTGCTCCGCGACACAGCGACCGCACTCGTAACGGCGGGAGTCGGGATAATACCGCCATTTTTCCTCGTTCGTATCGAATTGCCTCCCACATTTGACACAAGTAACAATATGTTTCCGCATGGTATGAGCCTCCGCCTATAATTTATTTTGGTCGTGCTGACCTTTAACACAATTATCACTTATTCGCGTGTTAAAGTCAAGAAAATTGCAGACCATTAACACGAGGGAGGCGGGGAGTTTGAAGATATACGACTACAACGGGAAAAAGAATATCAGCGGCGAGCGCATACGCGAGGCGCGGCTAAAGCTCCGGCTCTCGCAATCAGAGTTAGCGGCACGGGTGCAAGTCGAGGGCGTGATAATGGAGCGGGACTCGATAAGCCGCGTCGAAATCGGAACGCGCTTTGTGCCGGACTATGAGATACCCGTTTTCGCTCGTGTTCTCGGCGTGTCTCCTCTTTGGCTCCTCGGCATTGAATAAGCCCCGGCGGGTATCCGCCGAGGCTTAATTTTTTGCACTTTTTCAGAAAAAGATATTGACATACTACAAGCAGTATGTTATAATAATACCATCAAGAGAGGAAAGGAGGTCGGCACTATGGATAACATAGAGAAAGCCTTGCAGGAATTGGCAAGAGCTCTCGAGAATAACGACACGGTGGCACGAGTCAAAATCGAGATAACGCTCACGAAACCAAAACCGAGCAAGGCTAAACCCGACAAGTAAGTCGAGGCGGGGAGCGGGCGGGAAACCGCCCCTCCCGTAAGTCCTATTATAACCGATAGATAAACCGATTTCAAGACTCAAAAAACGGAGGGCGGATATGTATATCGAAATCAAAGGAAAACGCTACGCCGTGACAGAGCTTGCGGACGAGTGGAAAATAGACCTCTCGACGGGCAAAGTCTCGGCGGCGGTCAAGGTATCAAAAGAGTTATGCGGGACGCTCGAGGAGCTCCGAGCGTATTTAGAGGAAAGTGACGGCTTGCTATCGGGGGTGTGGTGCAATGGCTGAAAAAAGAAAGACGACGACCTCCTCGGCGGTAAAACAGAGGTACAACGAAAAAGTATACGACGTTATCTCCGCGCGAGTGCCGAAAGAGCTTGCGGCGGCTTTCAAAGAGAAATGCGCCGCCGAGGGTATTCCTCAAGCGCAGATAATCAAAAAAGCGATAGAGGAGTTTTTGTCGCAGTAACGGAGAGAGGGCGGGAAACCGCCCTCTTTTTGACTTTAGGGAGGGCGCACGATGGGAAAACAGTACAGACAATTACAATGGAGCGACCGCCTCAAAATAGAGGCTCGGGTAAATATCGGGTACAAACCGCAGAGGATAGCCGACGAGCTCGGCGTACACGTCAGCACGATATACCGCGAGCTCAAACGCGGGAGATATGAACACTTGAACTCCGATTATACGATGGAGGAGCGTTATAGTCCCGATATTGCCGAGGCTCGTTATCAAGAGGGGCTCTCGGCTAAAGGTGCGCCGCTCAAGATTGGCAAAAACCACGCCGCCGCGCAATTTATCGAGGACAAGATTATCGACGAGCATTACTCACCGGCGGCAGTATGCGCCCTCTTGCGCTCCGAGGAGTACGAATATATCGGGATTACTTTTTGCAGAGCCACACTCTACAAGTATATCGACGACGGCGTTTTCCTCAACCTCACAAATAAAGACCTCCCGGAAAAAGGAAAGGAAAAGCGGGGCTATAAGAAAGTGCGCCAGAAACAAAAGAGAGCCAACGCGGGAAAGAGTATCGAACAACGCCCGGAACATATTAACGACCGCCAAGAGCCGGGACATTGGGAAATGGATACGGTCGTTGGAAAGAAAAAGACCCGCGCCCGGCTCCTCGTGCTCTCCGAGCGGGTAACTCGGCGGGAAATCATTATACGAATTAAAGACGGACGCGCCGAGACGGTCGTACAGGCGTTAGACCGCCTCGAGCGGCTTTACGGCGCGGCGTTCTATAAAGTCTTTAAGACGATAACCGTAGACAATGGCTCCGAGTTTGCCGACGCTGACGGCCTCGAGAAAAGCGCGAGGAGAAAGAACGGAAAGCGGACGGAGGTATATTATTGTCATGCGTATTGCTCTTGCGAACGAGGAACGAACGAAAATATTAACAGAATGATACGCCGACGCTTTCCGAAAGGCACGGATTTTGATAAAGTGACGGCGGCGGAGGTTAAGCGCGTCGAGCTCTGGATAAACAACTATCCTCGGGAAATCCTCGGCTTTATGTCCTCGGCGCAAATGTTCGAGGCCGTGTTTCAACGGTCGGAATGAGCTTATAAAAAATTTATTCTATCTTTTTCGCACAAAATACTTGACATTTGCGTCTGCGCCGTTTATCATTAAGTGCGAAAGAGCTAATAAGCTCCGACGCACTTATTTTTTTATTCAGAACGGAGGCGAGACAATGAAATACGAGTGTCTCAAGCTCGAGGAGCGGGAGATTATCGAGGCAATGTACGCCGAGGGCGCGAAACCTTGCGAAATTGCAAAGCGCGTCGGAAAGTGCCAAGCAACGATTTACCGAGAGCTCGAGCGCGGAAAGACGGGGAAAACGGACTCTCGCTTTCGCCCGGAATATAGCGCGGCGGTAGCGGAGGCTCGCGTAAATCAGTCGTACAAAAATAGAGGCCGTCGGAAAGCGGCTATCTGAAAAAGGAGGTTACTCATACCATGAAAAAGCAGGAGGTTTTTATATCGCACGTTCTTTTCCCGTGGGAGACTTTCGCCGCTCAAGGAGAGCGGGAACGCCGGGAGCGGGAAAACGGCGGTATCCGATGGACGGAAGATTTCAAACGAGAGGTACGAGAGAACATTTTGAGGTATGCAAACGAGCCCGCTTTCACGGGTGGATTTACAAACGCAAACCTCGACACGATGAATAAGGCTTTCAGAAATAGTAGCCTTAACGACGTGTATAACCTTGTACCGTGCCATTTTCGAGCGGAATTGTTCGACGGCGTTACTTTTCCTATTTTCGATAGGAGGTAACGAGACTATGAACATATTTGAAAAAATCACGGAGAGCCCGGAGGCGTTGGCGGATTTCCTCCGCCGCCTCCCGGTATTAACGGCTCCGTGGGACGAGGCTTTTCATCGGGCATATTGCGATAACTGCCCGGCGGAGGATTGCGACGGGTGCGACCGCCCGGAGCGCAATAATCCTCTTTGGTATTTAGGACTATCGGCGGCGGAGGCCGAACTATGACGGGCGCAGACTTTACGCGCACTTGCGCCGGGTGCGACCAACTCGTAACCGAGCCGTGGGTAAAAAATCAAGTCTGTTTTCGGTGCTTCGCTCCGGGACGTTGCCGGGGATTTACCGTCGGCATAGAGCGGCTAATACCGTACGTCCCGGCGTGGTGTCCGAAAATGATAAATAACGAGGAGGGTTAAAAATGGATAGCGTAAGCTCGAGGGTTAGGCTTATGGGCAATTTACAGGCGGCAATTACCGAGGCCGTCTCCGGCACGATGGAGGAGCGCGGGCGCGGTTTTGCCTCCGACCGGGAGGCGTGGGCGGAGCTCAAAGAGTGCGTAGAGCGTACGGCTCAAATGCACAAGGACATTGAAAAGCTCCATAAAGAAATGTGGAGCGCGGTCAAAGACCACAACGGAGACGCTTTCGCGGCACTCTCTCAAGAGTTTGAGAGGAGCTCGGCGCGGCTCGCCGAGGAATGGGCGCAAACGTCCGCCCTTGCAAAAATAGCGGTTATCAGCGACTACGGAGAATAAGGGAGGCTCATACCATGAAAAAGCTGTATTCAAAGAAAATCGGCGGCGAGGCTTTCGCTCTTGACGCGGCGCAACTGGATTTGTTCAAACAGAACGGGTACACCGTACCGAGCCCGGAGGAGGTTGTCGCAGACGCGGCGGTACATATCGAGCCGCCGGAGGGAAAACGCGCCTATGTCGTATTTGATTTCAAGACGGGCGTTTTCTCTGTTAGGGCGAGAACTGCAACGCTCGACGCAAAACAGGTCGGCGGATTTGTGGGCGAGGTCGTACAAGCGGCTCTCTTGTGCCGTTTTCTCGAACAGGCAGACCCGGACAGGCCGAAAGCGGATAACTCGGCGGCGGACAAGCTATCCCCGCTCGCGGCTATGATTAAAAACGCGCTGATAGCGACGGCGGAAAAGAGCGCGGCGGACAAGCCAGCGCCTCCGGCCTCCGGGGAGAATGGCGCAAAGGCGGAGGATACGCCGGAGGTCGTCGAATGATTAGACTCGGCGACCGCGTTACGGTCAAGCCCGTTACATTCTCTGTTATGGGTGCGAACGGGAAAGAGAAAGCTATCCCCGGTCGCGTGGTATATATCCACCAGAAAGGCCGATACTGTACGCTCGAGTTTAAGGTAGGCGTACGGGAAACGGTAACACTACGGGAGAGTTTTCAACTCGTAGAGGGGGAAATCCTGCAATGAAAAAGACAAAGACAACCCCGGAGGGATACCAACCGCAAGCGAGCGGCTCGACAAAGCTATACCTCGTACGTCACCCGGAACACGGCGAGACGACCGTAAACGGTGTGAACAAGTACGACGCAGTTACCGCCGCCGCGCGGGAGTGGGGTGTACGTTGGTCGGCAATCGCCCGGGAGTGTGAGTATATCGTCCTTGCGGACGAGGCGGAGAAATGACGGCGCGGGAGCGGCAGAAACGCCGCCGGAGACTCCGCCGCCGTAGACAAGCTATCGCACTCGCCACGCTTTCCGCCGTACTCGTTCTTGTCGTAGCTATACGAGCGGGACACGAGCGGACAGAGGACAAGCCGGAGCAGACCTCGCAGACCGTATCAACGGTAGAGACAGCCTCGCCGACCTACATTAACGCGCTCCCGGCAGTATCCGAGAAAATCTCGATAACTCCGCCGCTCGCTCCCGAGCCCGTGAGCAGATATGCAGATCTCGAGATTTCAGAGGACGACAGATATACGCTCGCTTGCCTTGTGTACCACGAGGCGCGGGGCGAGCCGTTCGAGGGACAGGTCGCCGTTATCGAGGTCGTATTAAACCGTATGCTCTCCCCTCTTTTCCCGGATACGGTCGAGGAGGTCGTATTTCAGAAATACGGCGACGTGTGGCAATTCTCGCCCGCTCCCTACCTATGGACGGCAGAGCCGAGCGAGACGCAATACGAGGCGGTCGAAACCGCAATATACAGTACGGAGAACGTGCTCCCGGTCGAGACGGTATTTTTCTCGGGAACTCCGTACAACGACAATATAGTCGCTATTATCGGAGGTCATTATTTTTGCGCTATTGAGGAGGATAAATAACCATGAATAAACCCGTATTTGTATTTGACCTTAACAGAGTGCTCCCGGAGGAGCAGGTCGAGGAACTCCGTGCAAAGCTCGCCGCGCAGATTGAAAGCGGCGTACTTCTTCTCGGAGACGAGGTTACTTTCGTCGAGGCTTTCTCTGCTGAAGAGGCCGCGCCCGTGGTGGCGTTCGAGGGAGAGACGGAGGCAACGCCCGCAGAGTGGGAGACTCCCGGCGCTTACAAACTGACCTCCCGCCGCTCCGCCGCCGTAGGCGTTAAAGAGCTCAAAGAGGCGGTAAAGGCCGGACTCCTCCGACCGTTTGACGAGCTCGAAATCGAACTCTCAAACGGAGAAACGGTTACGGCGGTATGCGGCGGATATGTGGGAGACGGTCGCGCCCGCTTTGTGCTGAAAGATTGCCTCCGCGAGCCGTGGGTTATGAACAAAACAGCGACTAACGCGGGCGGATACCTCAAGAGCGAGGCTCGTTGCCACGTCCTCGAGGATATTCTCCCTATTTTCCCGGAGGAGCTCCGCGAGGCGTTCGAGCCTCGGCACATGGTAGAGGAAATCGACGGTGAAAAGCACGAGTACGCCGATACTTTGTGGCTCCCCTCTGCGACCGACGTTTTCGGCGCGGGCGATTGGTGGAAAGACGAGCCAGACAGCGTACAACTCGAGATTTTCAAAGAGGAGCGCGACCGCGTGAAATCTCGAGCGGATTACGGTACTTGTATTTGGTGGCTCCGTTCGCCTCGTTCGAGCTACTCGACGGCCTTCGTGTATGTGCGCGCCGACGGCACAGTCAACGACGGCTACGCGCGCACTTCGTATGGCTTTGCGCCCGGCTTTGATTTGTAAAATTCGGAATTAAAAACCCTCCTCGGCTCAATGCCGGGGAGGGACTACCACAAGGGAGGTTATCGTATGACACTCGGAGATTTTAGAAAAATCGTGGAGCAGTACCCGGACGAGTGCTCACTCCAAATCAGAACAGAGGGCGAATACGGACGAGCATCGAGCGACGTTGTTACTCGCGTGATTATTACGACGGTCGACCCCGTAGAGGGCGACGAGAGCTCGCTCCGACCGTGGATAGAGGTACAGGCTTGAGGCGGCGCAGAGAACGCCCGCCGAAATGGAGATACGAGTTTGATTGCCGGAAGTGCGACAACATTCAAGAGATACACGACCCGAAACGGCGGCGGGACGGTGACTACTGTATCGCTTGCGTAGAGAGAGCCGATAAAAAGCTACCGAGCCCGATACATACGGACGAAATAAATCGCGTCCTCCGTTGCGATTGCTTTACGCCTATCCCGGAGGACGACACGGAGGCGAAACAATGAGACATAAAAAGAAAAGCCGCCTCGCGGCGGTTGAGCGTTTTCTCGTGCTGACCGCTACGGCGGCTTTGTTAATCAAGGCGCAGAGCTACGCGCTCGCATGGCGGGGATACTTCGCCGTCGGCGGCGAGTTTATGCTCCTCCTATTACCTATTATATATTACATCGTAAAGCAAGAGATACGAGATTTCGCGGCGGATATTGCGGAGCTACTCCGCAATGCGCCGAGGGATTAGCTATGCAAGGCAAAAAAGAAACCGCCGACGCTTTGCGAGAGCGTCGGCGGGGGACTCGTCCCGGAAAAGACGGTCGATTACTCATACCTTTATTATTATATCACTCTCCGGGACAACGTGCAATGGAAAAAAGCGGAAAGAAAGCCGCTTTTCGGGCTCGTATGGAATAGTAACAAACCGACCATGCCGGAGGGTGTCACATGAGGACGACATACAGAGAAAAGCGGTACGCTTGCGGAGAATATCTCGACGTTTATATCTACCCTGTTTTTTCACAGATAAGCAAGACCGGGAGGCGCGGGAAACGGAGAGCCTCCTCCGAGGCTCAAAAGAAACTCAATCAGAGGCACAGAGAGGAAAAGCTCGTCCGCCTCCTACACGCGAACTTCACCCCGGACGACCTCGAAATCCATTTGACATACGAAACACAGCCGGAGAGCCCGGAGGAGGCGGCTCGTTTGGTGCGTAATTTCATTCGCCGCGTACAGAGGGCGAGGAAAAAGCAAGGGCTCCCGCCGCTGAAATACATAGTCGTTACCGAGAGAGGCTCGAAAAACGGTCGCTATCATCATCACGTCACACTATCGGGCGGAATGGACAGAGACGAGCTCGAAAGCCTATGGGGTTTAGGCTATGCCAACTCCCGCCGCTTGCAATTCACGGAGAGCGGCCTTGCCGGGCTCGGGCATTACATCGTAAAAGACCCCGTAGGGAAAAAAGCGTGGAACGCCTCGAAAAACCTCATAGACCCCGAGCCGAAAACAAGGGACGGACGCATATCCGGCAGACAGGCGGACGAGCTCGCAAAGGACACGACGAACAATGCGGAGTTTGAAAAGCTATATCCGGGCTATTTTCTCTCCGAGGCCGGAGCATGGCATAACGACATAAACGGAGGACGGTATATCGTCGCCCGGTTTTACCGACGGGACGGTGTATTTATAAAACCGAAACGGAAACGGAGGAAAAAAGAATGACAGTAAACGAGTTTGCGAAAGACGTACACGAGAACGCCGTCGCGCATGGTTGGTGGGAGGGCGGAGAGCGCAGTTTTCCAGAGGTTGCCGCGCTCATTCATTCGGAGATTTCCGAGGCTCTCGAGGAATATCGGGACGGAAATCCGATTATCTACGGTTGTTGCGGCTTTCCCGGGGCTACTTGCGAACACGCGCAGACGTGCGACAAGACGCACGGGGACGGCTCGTGCAAACCCGAGGGGCTCGCGGTCGAGCTCTGCGACGCGGTTATCCGCATTTTCGACTACCTCGCATATTTGGGCGTGGATATTGAGGCCGTGCTCCTGGCAAAGCACGAGTACAACAAGGGGCGCGAATACCGTCACGGCGGGAAACGCGCGTAAACGATAGCACAGCACGAGGAGGGTGAGCTATGATTAACTATTTCGACGCGGCGGAGAATACTCTCCGCTCTCGCGGTATGCTCGAGACGGCGTTACGAAATCTCGAGAAAAGAAAAGAGCGCATTTTGAGACACGCCGCGCCGTCGGAGTATCCGTCGGCTGATATGTCAAAGCCTTATACGAGTACGAGGGCGGTAAACGACACGCTCGCGGAATGTGTAGAGCTCGCCGAGACTATGCGGGAAATCAGAGCCACGGAGGAGAAAATCGAGGAAATAGACTGCGTTCTCGGGCAACTGGACAAAGAGGACGCGGAAATCATCCGACTTTGGTACATTGAGCGCAAGAGCAAAGAGGAAATAGCGGAACGGGTGAGCTACTCGTCCCGCACGTCAGTATATGACTTGAGAAACAAGGCCGTCGCAAACTTCGCACTCCTGTATTTTGGCGCGGGTGCGGGAGCGCATATCTGACCTCGCCGGAGCTTTTGAAAAAAGTTTGAACAGAAATTTGATTTTCCTCGTGTTAAGATTATAGGCGTAAAGAGAGGTCGAGGGAAAACCTCGCCGCCGTGCGCCTCACTCCGCGATAAGCGGGGCGGGGCGTTCTCTTTGCACTCACGGAGGGACAGCTTATGCGAGCATTTGCAAAAGCGTTTTACGAGTCGGCGGCGTGGCGGCAGACGCGGGCGTATATCCTCAAGCGGGACGCGGGGCTATGTGTCTACTGCGGAGAGCCGGGCGTTATCGTCCACCACAAGAAAGAGCTCACGCCTCGAAACATCGACGACCCTATGATTACGCTGAACGAGGACAATCTCGAGACAGTATGCAGGACGTGCCACGCAATCATACACGAGGGAACGCCGCCGATTGCAGACGGACTCGCGTTCGACGCGGACGGAAATATAATCTCTGCGCCACACTCCCCCCGGGGTGTCCTCAAAACAAACCCCCACAAGTAAC